AATGTAAAACTGTTGGTGTTGTATCTGTAACTTCTAAATCAACATAACCAGATCCTACAGTAACTCCTGTTGTATATGCAGTTGCCTTTGCAGCATCATAGTAAAATCTAAATGGATGACCACTATTAGAACTGTCTGATACATCAAAACGATATGTTCTGCCAGGTGTTAATGTTAAAAAAGGTGATTGAACATTATCTAAAACATATCCGTTGCCACTTCCACTTCCATAATATCTGTGTTCTCCATCTACCTTACTTGCAACCTTAACTGTGATTGTTTTGGTTGATGAGTGTGGTGCGATCAGATGACTGTATCCTGAGAACTGTGCAGCAGTGATGATACCAGTTGTGTTGACACTATCATTAGCACCAACACCACCACCGCCACCACTGGCATCTGCACCTACAAACTTACCACTTGATGATTCATATTTTAAAAACTTACCATCTACTTTTGCGGAATCTTCATCAACGTCATCAAGTTTTAAAAGATTAACTTCACCAGATCCTGGCCCGTGTGCAAGAACTTTATATAATATATCTCTTACTTGCTTAATTTCTGCCTTGAGATTATCTACACTAGTTTCATCTTCATTTTCAATCTCTTCTTTTAAATTTGTCTCCTCAATAAATTTAATTGCCTGTGCAACAGTATCACTTATCTTTGGTGTTTTGATTGGTTCTGGTTTAATAATATCAACAACTTCAAATGATGGATTATTATCAGCGTCCTCTATCTCTAATGTTGACACATCAAAGTCTTCAGGCACGCCCACAGTAACAGCTGGTTCTGTGATATCCTTAACTTCTTTTGGTTTTTCAAGTGTATCGATTATCGAATCTAATTGTTCGATTAACTTTTCCTCTTTCTTCTTTTGTTTTTTTATATTGACTTTTGCTTCCTTAATTCCAGTAACGACAGACGAAGTTAAGACATCAAGATTGATGTCTGCTTCCTTGAGAAGATTATCAAACTCCTCTTTCTTTTC